TAAATTATCTACTTCCTGACCGTAAGAAATTAAAAAATTAGCAGCCGAAAAATTTAAAAAATTAGTTTTTTTATCTCTGATTGGAGTATCGTTATAATACATTCCATAAGCCAATGAAGAACTAGAATCAGGAATATTTGAACTTAACGATAAATAATTTAACGTCGATCCATCTGGATCAACCAATCCTTCGATTGGCCCTTCACATAATAAATCTGAACTAATATACAAACTTTCACCATCTAAAGTTTTATTTCTTGCGCTATCTGATGGACTTCCAGCCAAACTAATCGGACCATATAAATTTTCATTCAAATAGATTTTTACATTATTAAATTGTTGATTTGTGCTTGAATTTATTTGGCTTGCGCTAATCTGACCAGCATTTAAATTTAAATTTCCGTTTGGTGCAACTGTACTAGTAACAGATGTTCCATTTGTGGTAATAGTAAAAGAGCCATTGCTATTTTTTTCTATACTATAATTTATTAAGCCCTGACCTTCTTCAGTCGAAGGAGCGTCCGCTAAACTATTAATATTATCTCTATAACTAGGCATGTTATTATTTTATTTTATTATTATTTATAGCTCCTCCACCAATGAAAGTATTACCTGAACCAATTGCATTTGCTGGATTATCGATTACCGCTTTTATTTGTAAATCATTAGACACAACAACGCTTCCAATCTTCAATCTTCCATATCCAATAGGAATAGCCACATTGCGTTTTGTAACATTTTCATATCCAGAAAACATTCTAGAATTATTTTTTATATCTTTTGGAGCTTTTGGAGACATCAAACGAGTTATCAACATTTGAATACCCATAGCAATTAATAATATAACAAGATAAATAAGAAGATCTAGGCCAGGAATTGCACCCATTAATACAGGAACCACTTCAATTTTTGAATTTTTCTTTAAAATAGGAGAGTTTAAATATTCTGGAGGCATAATTTTATCATCAACATATATGATAAAATGTGTTAAATATTCTTGCATACTACCTAAAGCTGTTAACATTTTATTAGTATTAGCCTCTATAGCTTCAAAAGCCTCTCCAACAGTTTTGACGTTTAAAAGCCAATCTGTTTTAACGAATTCTTCAAAAACACCATGAAGTTTGACGTTTACCATATTAATCTATATTTACACATTTTTCTTGAAACAAATCTGCGGCTACATTATATAATAACATATTTATATTATGATATTTTTGATATTTTAAATCGAAATTAGAAAACGGCGCGTCCAAAGGATGACTATGAAATAAAAACAAGATAACATATTGTTTTTTTATTTTCAAATAATCTTCTGGAGATATAAGAAAAAAATTCTCTTTATCTGGATGTTTATTATCAACTGGAATGAAAGAAATCAAATCATCTTTTTTTACAACAAAGCCGCAAACTTCTACAGTTTTATTATTTAAACAATATCTTTTAATTTCTTCACATATTTGATTTGGTAGTTTCATTATTAAAAGGAAAGGTTGCTGGAAACGCACCAAACGGAAGATATGTTAAACCATCTGTAAAAGCTCTGGCTGTATTATTTCCAAATCTAAGATTGCACCCTTGTAAAGTTTTAGAGCATTTATCTTGTTTCCAAACATCAGTATTTTTTAAAGGATTTTTATTTACAACACCATCAGCAATACAAACAAAATAATTTTTATTTCGATTTAATGGAGCTAAAATAGCTTCTTCTGATTCTAAATTTGTGTCAAATAAAGCGTCCAAATAAACAAAGTCTCCTTTATTATATATAGTTGTTTCTAACCATTCCGCTTTATAAGTTAAAGAAGTTAAACCGTAATTTCCATTATTAGAGAATTGATTATATGTATTAACAAAAATTTTATCATTTTCATCGGCAACTGGCGCTCCTAAAACATTTTGAAATCCTCCACCAATTGTAACACCTAAATTTGGACCATTATATGTTCTTGTGTTTCCATAATTACAACCATAACAACGATAGTTCCATGAGCATGTATCATTTGTTACTTTTCTTGCTGGAATAGTTAAAGTTTGAACGTCAACTTTAGTAACTAACTCTAATTCTATTTCATTTAAATTTTCACTTAATTTTGCATTAATAATTAATTTATCAAAAGAAATATAAGTATTGAAATTAGAAACACCAAATGGATTTTTACCATCTGTGAAATTAACTATATCCAAATCCTTAGCTAGTATCTTTTTTCTATTAAAATTTTTTCCAATCAAATCGCCTCTGTCTTGAAGGACTCTCGAAAAATAATTATTTACATTTCCTATTTTTATTTTTGGCCTTCCTTGTCTGCCATCTGACGTAGTTTCAAATTGAGAAAACTCGCAAGGAATAAAAATATACTCTTTATTTTGAAAAATCAAATTTTTATTAAAATTTTTAGATCCATGAAATCTTAGATATCCCTCATTAGATTCTAATTCTATTTCAAATAAATCTATTACAACATAATTATTAAGTTTAAATAAAGTATTCATTATGTCTGTGTATTTATTTTACCTGCTAAATTAAAAATATTAGGCAATTGAATTTGACTATCAACAAGCAGAGAAGAACCAGTTTCTCCAGCAAATAATTTTAAATACTGTTTGTTCAAAGAATTATACATTTGAAGTCTTTCATTATTATACAAAGTTCTATTATAAAATATAATATCAAAAAAATAAGTATCTAAAGTTCCCCCATCGTTTTTTAGTTCTAAAGTAGTATTGTTCAAATCGTTTATATATTTTAATTTATCAGGAAGACCATAAATACAATATCTTTCTCCGTTTACAAAAATTGCATATATGTTATTAGATCTTTGAATATTTAAAATAAAAGGATAATAATTACCAGAACCATTTAACTGTTTAGAGATTTGAGAGTATGAACTAATTAAAGCCGGATCATTTGTAGCTTGATAAAAAGTGTTTTTATCTTTATTTGATATTACTCCATCATACAATAATGAAAAAAAGAAACTAAAAACATTATTTTCTTTCGAAAAAGCTTTATAAGCTGTATTTAAAAAAGGCCTCAAAAGAACATTTTTATTACTAACCTTATCAGACGAACTATACCAGTTTAACATTTTAAAAATTTGTTCTGCATACGACGCTCCTTTAAAACAACCAACTATAAATAAATCAAAATCAACACAATTAACAGACGAAGAAAATGATCCTTGTAAATATTTTGTATTTGGTAAAGACATAGCCTTATAGCCTAATCCTTCAAAATCTGCAATATATGTTCCATCTCCAGTCAAGCTTACTATAGTTGTTGACTGAGAATTTTTACCTATCCATTTTGGGTTGGTATTTGATAAATCTGAATTATTACATCTAAAAATATAATCACCAACAACGGCATCGTTATAAAAATTAACTTTCAAACTTGAGTTTAAATATTTATTCACTAAATAGCCGCAAGAACTTGCCGCATTATTATTTATTTTTATAAATTTAGTTTGTAAGTCGGGAATAGTAAATATATTTTCTTGTACAGGTAAACCTGAATCATAAACTACAATATCAGAGTTTACTGTAAATGAATTAGTTTTTACTGTGTATTTTATAATATTATCAACAGCGTCTTCTCCATACTGCGGATTAGGGGAGTACAATTTAACAACATCTTCTAGCGTAGTTCTTTGTGCAGATCTAACTGAAAAAAATGTATTTTGATTATTATTTGAGCCTCGTATCGGATATACTATGTTTCTTTCGATACCATCAGAACCTACTCCTATATAAGCATTTCCACCACCCAACATTCCAACTCCAGCTTTATTTCCACCACCACCAGCAGTTATTTGCGAAGACTCTTGAATAAAAATATTATAATTTATGTCCGTTCTGACAACCGTTTCATTACGAATAGAAATTTTATTATTTAAATTTAAAGAATTTCCGCCTTTTTTACTATCAGACATTCCATTAGAATCGGAATAAACAGAAGCGTCAAAAATAGGTTTTAGATTAGCTCGTTTTTCAGTATTAATAATAATATTTGCCAAATCTCCACCTTTACCATGATTTCCAATAATAGATACTCTTTCAGGAATATATATATTTATATTCGTACCATTTGATGGATCACCAGTAAAGTTTTGAAAAATACCATTTTTAAAATCTAAAGCATAATTGTTTTCATCACTAGAAGAAAAAACACTTCCAGCAGATAAATAAATATTTATTCCTGAATAAAAACTTAAATCAGAAGAGCCAGCATTAGAATCTAATATTTTTTGATATAAATTGTAATTTACATAATTTCCTTGCGTTACAATTACATCTAACATTTTCTTATAAAACCTTAAGTTTGGACGAGTAGCGGCGGCTCCTGAAAAACCATTAACCACTTCATTTGATAATTGATCATTTAAAGTATCAATACCAGAAGCAAAAATATTTATACCAGAATTACCAACGCTATATGTGTATAAACGAGCATAATAATCTTGGTCTAAATCAATAGATGTAAAATCTTTGCTTGATATATTTTTTATTATTTTTTCGTCGGCATTGTAACCATAATATTTACCAAATCTAGGATTCTTATCTGTGTTTTCTGCAATATTAAAGCCCGTACTAAAAACTATATTTGTAAAAATATTATTTTTAGAAATATCTAATTGATAACCTGTAAAAAAATAATTTTTTAAATTTCCTGTTCCAGTTGGTGGAGACCAAATAAAGTCATAATTTATCCAATTTGTTATATCATAATTTTTTAATGCAACTAAATTTCTTACATGTCCACCAGTATTATTTATTATTCTTGATCCAGTTATTTCTACAGTAATAACGCCACTTGGATCTGGAGTCCCATCTTCTACCGATTCGCTATAAATTAAAAAATCACAAGTATTATCTATTGCGGACGCTACCTCTTCTGGTTTATATAAAACATTTACAACCGCACTATCGCCATTATTTATTATTAATGAAGTATCAGAAATAGAGAATAATTGATCTGCATCGTTTTCTATCTTAAATGAATAAGAAACATCTGAATTACCACTATTTATTATACTTATAGGCCAATGAATGCCAAAACCAGTCAAGCATTCACCAATGAATTTACCTGTTAAATTTACATATGTCATAGCGCTAATAATGTATTAAAGAAAATGTCAGAATCGGTTTTGCCTTTAAATTCTATAAATTTTACAGATATATCGTGATTATTTTTAAATTTATATGTATGGTTCCATTCTGGACAATATACATCTATTAATTTATTATAAGGTTCTGGTAATCTCATTTCAAAGATTTTAAAACCAGCATTGGAATCTAAAAATTTTAAAATAGCTTCTGTTTCTTTATCGCTTCTATTATTATAATTGAAAGTAAACTCTAAAGATGTTTTATTGATACCATAATTTTCAAAAGCTGGTGCAGATACATCATATTCAGTTTTTATGAATTTAGGATTTATCGGAATGTCAAAATTTAAATCTGGTTTAAAATAAAAAGATCTTGTAAATAAACTATTTGCTCCAGTTGGATTTGTCGTATGAGTTACAAATGTATTGTCTACTCCAGTAAACCAATAATATCCTCTATCGCTAGAAGCGTTAGAATTGAAATAAACAACGTCATTGTAAAAATATCTTTTATTATTTTGAAATAAACTTGTTACATTCTCGCTAGTTACTAAAAATCCTTTATAATCTAAACTAGAATCATAGGCGGAAACACATTTTATTTCGACTTTATTTAAATTAGCTTCAACTGAATTATATTGCAAATCAGAAAAATAAATTTTAGCATTATTTTTATATGGAAAAAACAATTCCATATTTACGCTTTCATACGAGTCAGTAATTGCTTTAGGCGTATATTCAAAAGTGTTTTGAAAAAATCCTATTAAAGATTTTGCCTGTTTATCTGTTAAACCATCATAAGACAAATTAAATTCTGAATTAAGATTATTGATATTTGTTATTACATTTACTACATATCCATCACCATAATCAACTCTTTGAGCTTTAGTGCTAAAGGCGGCAGAACAACCATAAGTTTTATTAAAAATAGAATCTATATTTCTAGTAAAATATTCAGATCCACTTATATTAATTGGAGAATAATTATAACTTGAAGCCGTGAAACTATCTTTAGCTGCTATATATAAACCATCATCATTAGTAAAATGCTTTTCAAATAAATATTTTTCTATTGCTAATACATCATTATCAGTTGGAACTTTAGAAAAACCTAGAATTTCATAATAAGAAATATTCGCAGCATCATAATTGTACAAATCATTATTAGACGAATGAGTGTTTCCCGCCAGCCCAAGTCTCAAACTTGTAGCTCCTGATGGAAAATACTGAGCGGAAGTGGTATTTAGAACTTCAAAACCATTATTCCTTACCCTTAAATTATTAGATGTATTATTTTTTATTACTGAAAGTATATTTTTATTTTTAATTAGCTTCGCAGATGAAAACGCAGAATTTAAAACATTAGGAGAATTTTCGGCGGCAGCATTCACATTTATAACAAATTGCTGTGATGATTTTGGAACGCTAGAGTTCCAACTATAAATTTCATTATTTCCAGAAACACCGATAAAACCATAAGATAATGCGCCCGTGTAAAAAGTATTTATTATTGAAGATATATTTGGTTTAACGCTTTGACCATAATCTCCTCTTCTTAAATCTTCAAATTCATAAACTAAAAACCAGCAACGATCAGCATCTGAAAATCCTTTAAAATGTGTGTCTCCAGGATTAGTGCTTCCTGTCGTATATAGATCACTATATTGATATTTAGCAAGATTTGAAGAAAATGTTACTGAATTATTATTTTTATTATACGTTGGTTTTTTCCAAATTATGTTTTCAGTATTATGCAAATCTTGAGCTACTTCATGACCTGGAGCAGAATTATACCATTTATAAACTTTACCAGAAACATCAAATTCTAAATTATTAAGATCATCAATATTGAACCAAGCAAATAATCCACTTAAGTTTCTAGGATCTTTAGCATCGCCCGTATAATATTCAAAATCTACCAAATCATATTTACTATAACTTGATGGAATATCAAAATTCTTTATTCCTGTAATTGAAAATTGCGTATCTAAAAATTTGCTCATAATGAACTCCTTAACGGTGCCAAACGTTGCATCACAGATAATTTGCTTTGCAAAATCCCATTATTACTAACAGATAAACCTCTAGATTCTATTTTACCAGAAATGTTAAAATTATTTAATAATGTATTATTATAATCTTTTAAAAATAAATCACAATTAACATCTTTTCCTTCTATACTATTTACATTGTTTTGTTTAAAGAAATTTCCATCAACTGTTACGTTTTTTGTTTTATTTGTCTTCGCTACTCTAAAAGGAACTATTTCACCATTTTTAAAAAATGGAATTCTATTGCATTGTTCAGAATATTGAAATCCAAATATTTCTGAAAAACCAAAAACATTTGTTAAATCACTAATATAAGATCTATTAGAATGAGATATCTGACTTAAACTTGCATTTCTTGTCGTATAGAAAGGTTTGAGATTATTTGTGCTATCTTTAGTATTAATTTGCCCATACCAATCAAATTCAACATTTAAAGAAATCGGGGAAAACTGAGACGCTTGGAAAGAAATGCTTT